ACACAGCCTGGGTCATTGTATCTACATAGTCATCATTTTCTCCATGCGGAAAAGCGGCACATTCTTCGATGACCTCTTCAGCAAATTTCTCATTTTCAGGATACCAGACCTGTCCTGATTCAAAGACGGGAGCTACAGCATTGACCCGTGCATGCTTATCTTTGCCTTTAGAAGGAACAAAATCGACCACAGGAATAGCCATTCGCCTGAATTCCTGAGCAAGAGGAACACCTGTTGCTTTCGCTTCAATAATAACTGATTCAGGTTCCCAGTATTTATACTGATCGAGGGCTACAATCTTAAGTTCTGGAAAATCAAATTTTCCTCTAACCGCATCGAGCAGAATTAAAGCATCCCCCATATCTTCATAAGGTTGAAAAATGCCCCAGGTTGTAATCGCTGAATAGTCAGCCGTTTCCTTTTTAGAAAAAGCGGTGTCATAACTTTGCATGACGTGTTTGAGTTTAGGAATTTTGCCTTCCCATTTTTGCCACCATTCCCGTTTGATAATGGCTCCTTCTTCCGAAGTTGGATTCTGCATATACTGAGAAGACCAATTTCGAATGGGTAGAGAAGCTTTGACT